TAAGCTCGTCAAGCTCAGAGAGTCGGTCATTGATCCGGAGCTCCGCTTTACGTAGGAACGTGCCGGGTCCAGGCGTCCAGAACTGTCGAACTGGAGCTCGATAGTGCAGGAACGCGAAGGGGATGCAGCCATAAGTGTTCTTCTCCGCGTCCTTCGCCGGCATGGCGACCCGGGCGCCGGCAGTTCGGTCCGCGCTGTACTGGTCGGTGAGGTAGGTCCGCACCTCGTCCGCGAACCACAGCCTGTACCGCGTCCGCTGGTTGTAGCGGTCGATCGTCACCACGGCGAACGGCTGCCGCGGGTCCTCCGGGTCGGTGAACACCGTGAACTCGTCGCCGCCCCAGAGCTGCAAGTCGACCGGCTTGTCGGGGTCGTTCGTGCACTTGATCTGCACCGCGCAGACATCGTTCAGGGTCGCTTGCTGCTCCGCGTGCTGCAGCACGCAGTCGATGTGGTTGGTCTCGTAGACCTGGGTGAGCAGGGAGTCAGCCAGGCCGTCGCCAACCACCGTGCGTTGGGGTCCAGGATTGTATGTGTGCTCACATAATCGATCCACCGCTTGTTGTACGAATCCAGACTGTCGGCGGGGACGACCGGCAAAATCAAATTCGGTCTCGGCCTCGCGTCGTGGTTGATAGCGGTCTGACTCCAGATCGTAGAAAGCCTGGTTCTCGATAGCGCCGGCCAGCCGCGGCCGGTGGTTGCGCAGCCCGGCCTCGACCTCCTTCATGATCCAGGCGCGATCATCGCTGGAAAAGGATCCGCCGACATTGGGGAGGGCGGGGAACAAACGGGGGTCGGTATCAGCCACAGAGGGCCACCTTTGCTTGCTCGGCCTTGGCAACGCGGACCGCGACCGGCTTCAGACAGTGCGGGGAGAACCAGATCCGCTCGCGGTGCGAGTTCGCTAATCCACGGCCCGCGGCCTGTGATCCATAGCCGCCATTGGCCTTCCACGGCACGCAGGCCCAGGACCGCGGCATCTTGTGCTCGCCCTCGTAGCCGCACAGGGCGATCCGCAGCCGCGGGTCGCCGCCATGCTCGATGGCCCACTCGCGAACATCGTGCGCCAGGCGCGCGCTGTCGATGCGGTACAGGTGCGGATCGCGCTGCGCCGTGTCGGCATAGGGAGGGTCGAGGAACACGGCGGTCAAACCGTGCTTGACGGTCACTGCCGGCGTGCAGACCCGCTTCCAGTCGCCGCAGCAGACGCGCACGCGAGCCAGGCGATCGGCGAGCAGGCCGAAGTATGCGGTCAGGTCCTCCACGCGCTGGCGGTTCACGCCCTGGGCGTTCCCCAGGTACACGCGCTGGCGGTTCACGCCCCGGCCCGCATTCCCCAGGTGCACGAGCTTGCGGTTCACGCCCTGGCCCGCGTTCCCCAGGTGCACGAGCTTGCCTTCCTGGACATGCCAGGGCCCCTTTCCGGAGCAGAAGCCGCCGCCGATCCAGCAGGCCATGCCCCAGACCCACCAACCGGCGATCTTGGGGCAGTAGAAGTCCGGGTCGCCTTCGAGCCGAGCCTGGAGCGAGTCCTTGCGCTCGACCAGCCAGGCATGCCGCGCATGCAGGTCGTTCTCGTTCACCGGCCAATCGGCATACTTCGCGACCGCCGCCGGGTCATCCTTGATGGCCCGCCAGAAGTTCGCCAGCAGGCCATCGGCGTCGTTCACAGTCTCCTTCCCCGTCCAGCCTCCGGGCCTGCCCAGGAGCATCGCGGCCGAGCCCAGGAAGGGCTCGACATAGTTGCGGACCGCACCGAAGCGGGGCCAGACGAGAGCGGCGGCGCGCGACTTGCCGCCGAAATAGGGGAATGGGGCTTTGAGCGTCATCGCTTCTGCGTCTCCCACGCCATCGGGAACACATCCGACCGGAGCAGGTCGTCCGCGACCTCGCGGGCGCACTCGGCCCAAGGACGGTGCACGATGACGCCGCCCAGCATCGCGGGCTTGCACCAGCAGGCCGCACCTAGCACGTGCGGGTACGAGCCCGGCGGCTCATCGGGAAAGACCTCGTTGGGGCGCTGCCGCGCAATCATTCGCCGACCTCGTAGTCGGGCACGTACTCGCTCGTCAGCTCGATCTCAAAGTGCTTGGTCTCGCCGCGGTCGGACCATGTCACGAAGTAGATCACGCCGTCAGGCGCGACCGTGAACCCGGTGATCATGCCCTTACGGCGCTCGGTCGCGAGCCGGTGATAAACGATGTCGCCCATGTCATGGCGGAGCGCGATTACGCGCGTGGGGGTCGCGACGGTCACGACCCGGTCCCCGCGTACGGGTGCCGCGCGATGGCCTGGTGCGCCCAGTAGACGGCCTCGTCCAGCTTGTTGATCGCCGCGTGCATCTCACGGGACTCGGGGCAGAAGTCCGTCAGCCGCAGCGCCGCGGCGCCGAGCACGGCCTGCAGGTACTCGCAGTCGCGCCGCTGCTGGGCGGTCAGCGCGTGGGGCGAGAAGTCACGCTCGATCCGCTCGCGAACCGTGGTCTGGCGTTTCGTCACGTCATCGGTCCCAGGAAAAGGATTGGATCAGGGCGTCGCCACGGTCGGGCGATCGGCCCAGGCGGACCAGGAGGTCCTCCTTCTTGAGCAGGCGTACCTTCTGGCCGACCAGGTCGTAGGTCAGGGCCTCGAGGTCCTCGCGGAGCAAAGCTAGCCAGGCGCGCGGCGGGATGTGGAATGGGACCTGCCGCGAGCTGGCTGGGTAGCGGTCGTCGGTGTGCCGCTCGGGGTTGAGCCGGTCCCTGAGCCGCCAGGCGGACTCGGATCGGAGATTGACGAACCGCTTGGGCTCGCGGGGCCTGCCTGCTCCGGCGTAGCGGACGCAGTCCTTGAGGCCGCGGCGGACGAGGTGATTGGCGAAGTCGCGGCCGATCCCGACCCCGTCGTAGCTGATCCGCTCGGTGGGGACTGCCCAGACGCGAGCGAGTCGCGCAACTTCTTCCGCTGCATCAGCCAGGCATAAAGAATTCCCGGCGATAAAATCGATGATTCCGAGCTCATCTCTTACGAGGATCGCGGTACTATCGCGACCCACTCCTTCTCCGAGGTCGACGCTGATGCGGCGGGTCGTGTGTACGGGGCTTGTCGGGGGAAGCGCAGGCCGCTGTACGCTGGTCGCTCGATCCAGCCAGTCGGGGGGAATGAGCACGTCGGCCGACAGCTCGGGGATGAGGGCGTCGATGTGGCTGCGACAGTACAGGCTGTCGCGGCCGTAGCGGCGCCGGGTGGCGTCGATCCAGGTCTTGTCGGCGAGGCCATACTCACTCACTTCTTTCTCGGCGTCGGGGCTGTCCGTGCTCGGGATGCGAATCGCATTGACGGCCTTGTGGAGCGGGATGTTGTCGGCCCGATCACTGTCGGCCTGGCGGATCAGCTCAATGAAGCGGCCTTCGGCCCGGATCGGGTTGCCGATGGCCACGAGCTTGGTGTACTTCAGGCTCTCGATCGCGTCCCAGATCTCGTCCTCGACGCCGGACGCTTCCTCCACGATCACCATCAGGTCCTTGGCATGCTGGCCGCTGGCCCGCTCCACGCTCGTCGTGCTGTATCCCAGGGCATGCCAGCCGGGCTTGACCTCGACCACCGCGGGGCTGGCCTTGATGCCGCCGCTGATTCGCGGTTTCACGGGCAGCAGACTGCCCTCGATCGCCCGCCGGATTTCCTTCCAGGTCACACTGCCCAGGACGGTCTGCGTCGGGCCGGTAACAATCACCAGGCTATTCGGCCGCGTGTAGAGCCACCAGGGAATGAGTCCGCCGATCCAGTAGTCCTTCCCAATTGCATTGCCGGAGTAAACGACCGTCGTCCGATACTCGACAACGGAACGGCACATGTCTACCTGTCGATTGTAATAGTCGGGGCGGTTGAGCCATGAGCTGTTGAAGAGGTCGGGGTCATCATGACAGTCAAGGAAAAGCTCAGTCAGCCGTTCGTTCGCGTTTGCGAAGCTCCGCACGCTGGGCCACCGCTTCTATTAAGGTCCCGATGTCCAGCGCCTCGGTCTTGACCGGCTGCAAGATTCCGTCGATACGGTCGAAAATCGCCTCGATCGCCTGGGTCTTGCCTTCGCACGCCTGCTCAACCAGGGCGTCGATCACGGCCCGGGCCTTGGTCCTCTTGCCGTCGACGTCCTTCTCGGCCAGGGCGGCCCTGAGCAGCGCCGTTAGGCAGATCTCAGCCTTGGGCCTACCGCCGGGGTTACCGCTAACACCGCTGGTAAACCGGCCTTTAGGTCCTCGTTTCGCCATGTCTCACGGTGATTCCAGGTAATCCGCATGCCGCTCGAGGTCGATCCGTACGGTCTGCGGCCGAGCGGGCCGGGGCGGATCAGGATCGGGCTCGGGATCGTCGGGGTCGGGCCAGCCCCGAAAGCCGAAGTCACAGTTGGTTTTCGCTAGCTCAACGGTCGTTGATTCCGGTTCCGTCATGCGGTCAAGTCCTGATATCCACCTGTTCTGAGGTGTCCACGGAGCTTCCCGATGGCCCGCTGCTGGGTCTTCCGGATCCCCTCGTGCGTGTATCCCAGGTCGTCGCCGACCTGGCGGAGCCCCTCGGGCCGGCCGGAGTCGAGCCCGTAGCGGCGGCGGACGACCACGTGCTCGAGCGGAGTCAGTGCGGTCATGGCCACGGCCAGGCTTTCGAGCAGGTCGCGTCCCACTTGCTCATTGGGATTGGGAGCGGGAAGCCGCTCCAGGTCGAGCCACGGCAGCGAACCCGCGGATACGCGAGGCGGCCGGCGCAGGCCTGCGATCTGGCCGCGCAGCTCGTACCGGAACAGGGAACCCGCGGATACGCGAGGCGGCCGGCGCAGGCCCGCGATCTGGCCGCGCAGCTTGGACTTGAACCATCGGTAAAAAGTGTTCTTGCCGGGCGTGTACGAATAGGCGGCCAGGTAGAGCGCCTGCATCACGCGAGGCTCGACGTCATGGCCCGGGTATCGTGCCTCGTACCACCGCGCCTGGCGGCGGGCGGCGGCCAGGTGGCTGGCGATCAGGGGGGCCGCCGCCGGGTTCCCGGCCACGATCAGGTCGATGAGCCGGTCGCTCGTTTTCATCTCTGGGGGCACTGAGGCTCCTTCTTGCGCCGCCGATCGGCGCCAACACGTCGATCGACCACGTCGGCGAGAGTACAGGCCGGCTCGCCTGTCGGAGTGAACGGGCAGGTGTTCTCGCGCGCGCAGAGCCTGCGATAGACCTCGAGCTCCGTCGTGATCCGCGCCACGTCCAGCCGCGCGGTCGCGAGCTGGTAGTGCGATCGCACGCCTAGCGAGCACAGGCCGATCACCGACAGCGCGATCGCGCCCAGGGTGATCCCCGGCGACTGTGTGGACTGCGCGATCACCGCGCCACCCAGGCCCAGGCTTGCAGTCCCCATGGTCAGGATGTGGTCCAGGCGATTCACGATGCGAGTTTCAGGTCGGCGGTCGGCATGAATTGGAAGCGGCACCAGGCCTCGGCCACGCACTCGATGAGTGCCGCGCCGTCATCGTAGACCGCTAGCACGCGCCAGAGGCGATCGTCGCCGTTGCGGTACACCAGGTTGCCATCCTTCAACTTCCAAGTCCCCCCTTCCGAAAGGGGGGACGCGGAGTCGGGGGTCAGGCAAAGCCGGCCGGGGGAGGCTGCGCTGGGGAGTTCAGCCATGACAACACCGAGGGGAGGAAGCAGGCCCAGACCGCCGTGAGCGCGGCGTAAAACGCCGGCTCGTTGCGCTGGCCAATGGCCACCATGAGCTGGCCCGCCGCGATGAGCAGCGCGGCGATTGAGACATGATGACGCATGGACGAGATCCATCGAAAAAGGCCGCGCCGTCCGTGAGAACAGCGTGGCCCCGCAAAGAGAGGGCCGCCCGTGCCGCTGGGTCGGCTCCCAATCCCTAGGATACGACATAGGGTCCCGTAACGGTCGAGATTTATCCGTCGATGCGTCCGCAAAGCTAAGCGGTACGCAGCTTTCGGACCGCGCGGCGGGGCTTTTGACGCGCAACCGAATCGCGCGCCTTGGACTCCTCCGGAGTGTCGATCTGCACCTGGGACCAGAGCTGGGCCAGGAACCGCAGGCGAGCCAGGTGGGCCCTAGGACTGATCGTCATGGGCACGGGCAAAACCACGGCGCGCGCATGCTTGGCCATGTCGTTCTCCCTCGAACGAGAATCCACGCTCGGCCGCTTTGCCGGGCACACTTACTAACTTAATGGTTGCAATCGGGATCGAAAACCGGCGCGGAATTTCCCGAGCTGGATGTCGGGTTGTCCCTGAATCGCTCCAGCTTCGCCAGCAAGACCGCGGCGGCGGTCTTGTGGCCGAGCTGCGCCGCGACGCGCCATCGACCGAAGATCGTCAGCGCGTCCTCCCGGATTGGGGGCGGCGGCGGCCAGCGCCGCCGCCAGCCCGAAGGGAACACCCAGGTGAGGCTGGGCTGCGATGTGGACCGCCTGGTGTTTTTGGCCATATGCATGTA